GTCACTGCCCCAGTTCTTCAGGGCTGCGTCCACCACTGTATCTTGCAGGCGCTGGTATTGCATACGTGCCATCCAGTCGGTCTGCATGTCCAGCGGCGTCTGGTTCACCCCGCGCAGGACGGGGCGGAACGCCACTGGCTTCTTCGACTTCCGGTTGCGCGCTTCCATCTGCGACACCGAGACGAGGTCGCCCTTCAGCAGGGTCGGGTCGCCCGCGGGGTCCCGCACCACACCGAGGTTGGTGATGGCACGGATGACCGCCTCGGCGTTCCGCCGCTGGACTCCCGAGTCCTTGTACGCGGTGTGCACCTCATCCGTGAGGTAGTTTCTCACGGTGTTGATGTTGGTCAAAGGCAGAAGCTCGTGCGGGTTGATGGGTCCCGCCGACAGTCTGTCGCCGCGCTTCACGGCCAGGCCCTTGCGCAGGTGGAGGCCGGAGTGGACCAGGTGCTCGGGCACGTAGTGCCGCTTGTCCTCGACCCACACGTTGAGCCCGCCGACGTCCCGGTCCTTCTCGATCTTGGAGATGCGTCCGCCCCTGCCAGCCAGGGTCGCTGAGTCGGGCAGGGTGGACGGCATCTGCAACAGGTTCTCGACGCGGGTGAACGAGTCGGTGACCTTCCCCTTGGTGCTCGCCACGCCTCCGTGGTGGAACGCCTTCATGGAGAGCTGGGTCGCCGGCTCGCCCAGCGCCTGGGCTGCGATGACGCCGATGTTGGTGCCCGGCTCAGGCAGGCCACCACCAGGCAGCGTCCCGTAGTCCCTGGCGTAGATGCCCTGCGCCGCGGCACTGCGTAGTGGGCTGCGCACCGAGACCTTCTTCGTGCCCGCGTTGCGGATGCGCGTGATGACCTCGGGGGTGAGCTCCGTGTTGCGCGGCAGGGTCTCCCCCGTCCGCAGCTTGGCGGGCTTCGACAGGAACCGGCCGATGATCTCCCGGCTCTCGGTGTCCAGGAAGATCCCGTCCTCGGCGTCGTCCGGGGCGTCGCCCGGGATGACGAGCATGTTCATGGCCGAGTTGACGATGTCCTTGGTGAGCGCGCCAGGCTTGGCGGTCTCCTTGGTCTTCTGGATCATCGTCTTGCGGGCGCCCTGCATCGTGGTGAAGTAGCTCGCCGTGTCCAGGCCCTCGGCGTAGCTCTTCGTGATGGGGATGGGGATGGGCCTGTCGGCCGCGTCCTTGATGAGCATCGGGGCCACGACGATCTGCCGCAGCTGGTCCCAGTCTCCACGGGCGCCGGAGGACACGAGCTCGAGCGCGTTGTTCTTCTCCCTGGCCAGCTTCGGCTTGAGGATGCGGGTCAGCTCGTTGGTCGCCTTCTGGTACGCCTCGGCGGCCAGCCGCTCCCTCTTCTCCTCGGAGATGTCGCGCCGCTTGTGGATGGCGGCCACCTCCTTGTGCGCCGCGTTGACGATGCGGTCGCGGATGTTCCGCTGCGGGGTGAAGTCTCGGAGGCTGACGGAGAAGCCGGACTGGTAGGCGTAGTTGTTCCCCAGGTCCTTCAGCTGGTTGACCGCATCCCCGAAGTCGTTGGGGTGCTTCTCGGCCAGGGAGGTCAGGAGCTTCCGGGCCTCCCCCTTGTCCAGCAGGTAGCTGGGGGTGTGCAGGAGCTTCGTGTTCCCCCGCTCCCCCTTCGGCAGCACCCGGTCGATGAGCAGCCGGCCGAGGGTCGTCTCCTTGCCCTTGACCGTGATGACATCGGTCATGCCCAGGCCGAGCTCGGCGGCCTCCTTGGCGGCCTCCTTGGTCGACTTGAACTCGTGGCCGGTGCGCTTGCCCCACTTCGTCAGCCGGTACAGCCCGAGCTGTGCCTCGTGGCCGGGCTGGTACATCAGCCGGCCCGAGGTGGGGCTGAACAGGTTGCGCGAGGGGAACATCTTGTGCGCCTCGCTGACCGCCTCGTGGGTGAGGGGGACGTAGGCGGACATGGCGTCGCCGTCGAAGTCGGCGTTGTACCCGCCGGTCACCAGCGGGTGGATGCGGATGGCCTTGCCTTCCACCACCTTGGGTTGGAAGGCCATGATGCCGAACTTGTGGAGCACGGGGTCGCGCTTCAGCAGCACGGGCCGCTCATCCAGCACCCGCTCCAGGGTGCGGCGGGCCAGCTCCGTGTCCTTCTCCACTTCCTTCTGGCCCTCGAGCGGGGTGAACCCCTGCTCGGTGCGCAGCTTCCTCACGATGAAGGGCTTGTAGGTCTCCTTCGCCAGGGAGTAGGGGATGCCCACCTCATCCAGGCCCATCGCGGGCTCGGGGATGATGATGGACCGCATCGACAGGTCCTGCTTGCGGCTGATGAGGTTCTTCTGGAAGAAGGAGTCCTTGGGCTGGGGCACCCCCTTCATCGTCTCCATCACGCCGCGGTACTGCTGCTTGTTGATGTTCTTGCCCGTCATCGTCAGGGCACGGAGGTCGTCGTACAGCTCCGCCTGCAGCTTGCGCTTCTCCCCCTCGGGCAGGCCCGGGTCGAACTCCTTGAGCTGCCGGTTGGAGATGGCGAGGTACTTGTACAGCCCGTTGATGTCGCGGGTGTTGAGGTCGCCCCCGTCCATCACGGAGACCGGCCGCATCGACGGCGGGAGGACGGGCACCACCGACATGAGGTAGGCGTCGCTCGGCGTCATCTCGTTGGCCTGCAGAGCCTCGAGGTAGCGGGACTCCTTCCTCATCTTGGCCAGGGCTGCCGGGGCGTCGGTCTTCTCCATCTTCCGGCGGAGCTGCCGCAGCCGCTTGTCGACGTCGATGTCCTTGAGCTTCTCCCGGATGGCCTCGGGCCCGGACTTGCCGTCGAGCTCGTCCTTGCCCGCCATGATGGCCTGGTACTTCTTGTTGGTCAGCCCCGTCAGCGTGAGGATGGCGCGCTCGAACACCGGGTTGGGCATCGACTCGGCCAGCTCGATGTGGCTCCACTTCGTGCCGTCGGGGCCGCCGGTGATGCGGGGGTCGAACAGGCCACCTCGCTCGGGCTTCATGTCCTTGCCCTGGAACATCAGCCCCGCGTCTGGCAGTGCCCCGTTGGACATCTGGACGACCTGGGCATCGGTCAAGGGGGACAGGTTGATCACGCTGCCCCGCTTCGTGGGGTTGATCCCCATCACGTTCATGTACCCCTGGAACTTGTCGTAGGCGAAGGAGGTCGTCGGCGGGGGGAGGGGCTCGCCCGACTGCAGCGCGTCCCACAGCTCGTCGTTGCGCTGGGTCTTGTAGGTGGCCATCTCCCGGATGTTGGCCTTCGCTCCGTGCGCGAGCATGGCGTACATGCCCAGCGCGTCCATCGCCTGGGCACCGTGGGCACCCCCGCCCTTGGGCACGCGGTTCACGTCGTAGCCGTAGCCTGTCCCCCCGGACCTGGCCGCAGACTTCTTGGTGACCTGGTGCTTGAGCTTGAGCATGTACTGGTCGCCCGTCAGGGTGTCGCCCAGCTCGGCGCCAGTCTGAGGGTCGACCAGGGGCTCGGTGTCCTTGACCCCGGCTGCGGCCAGCTCCTTCTTCAGGTCCGAGATGTAGTCCTTCTCCCCGCCGGCGAAGTTGTTGACCACGTAGGGCCTGCGCTTCGTGGACAGCTTGCTCGCCGCGGTCTCCAGGACCTGCCCGAGGTTGATGCGGCCGGGGATCCCCGCCGGGTTGAGCAGGACGTCGAGCTGTGCGGACCCCTTCTCCGTGGGCCTCGGCATCTCGTGGTCGGGGATGATGGCGGTGATGACGCCCTTGTTCCCGTGGCGGCCGACCAGCTTGTCCCCAACGCGGGCGGGCTCCTCGGTGGCGACGTGGACGTCGACGCCCTTGGGGGTCTTCACCACCCGGATCACCTTGCCGCGGGTGTCGTTGTCCCAGGTGAGCGGCCGCTCGACCAGGTCCTTGACCAGGCTCTTGTGCAGGCGCTCGAGGGCGCGCCGCTCACTGGTGGGGGCCGGCTTCTTCAGGGAGGCCACCAGGATGTCGCCCTCGGTGACCGTCTCGCCGACCCGGATGATCCCGTCGTCGTCGAGCTTCTTGAGCTTGGAGTCCGGCGCGCGGTCCGGGGTGGAGTAGGCGCGGAACTTGTCCCGCTTCAGGACCGTGTCCTTGCCGATGGCCAGGTGCTTGCGGTGCATGTGCTGGGACGTGAGCTTCTGCGCCCCCGTCTCCGAGACCACGATGCCGTCCTCGAAGTTGTACCCCTTGTACGGGAGGTACGCGACGCGCAGGTTCTTCCCCAGGGCGAGGGTGCCGCCCTTGGTGAAGTTGGAGTCGGCCACCAGCTGCCCCGACTTGACCTCGTCCCCCACCTTCACGACGGGGTTGGAGTGCAGGACGCTGGACGCCTCGTTGAGGGGGAAGTGGTCGTAGAGCTGGACCTCGTGCTTCTTGCGGTCCTTCCCACGGATGACGACGGCGTCGGGCTTGATCTCGATGACCTTGCCCGCCACCGGAGCGTGGTGCGCGTTGAACCTGCCGAGGGTCTGCTCGAAGGTGCGTCCGCTCTCCGTCTTCACCTGCACCTGGGGCTGCTCGCGGTCGACCAGGGGAACGGCCTGCTCCTGCTGGCGCGAGGCCGTCATGGCGCGGACACCCTGGTTGTTCTGGAGGAACGGGATGAGGTTGGAGGACATCCCGAACAGGGCCTTGGGGGAGCGCAGGACGTAGTCCACGTCCTTGTAGTCGACCGTCTTCAGCTCCCCACCCGGGCCGCTGACCGCCACGCGGCCGGAGGCGTCGGGGGTTGGCTTCCCACCCTTCCAGGAGAACTGGTCGGGGTAGGCCATCGTGCTGTTGTGCGCCTTGTGGGCGTCGACGTTCTCCATCTTCCCGGTCTTGGTGTTGTAGGCGCGGATGTAGAGCTTCTTGCCCTTCTTGAGTGCGCCCAGCGGGAGCTGGAGGGTGATGCCCGTCTTGTCTCCCTCGGGAGTCTGGATGGGGTCGAGGAAGCCCAGGTGGGTCGGGTCGATGAGCCGGACCTCGTCGGTCAGGGTGTGCGTGGTCTTGATCCCACCCTCTCCCATGACCGTGGTCTTGGTCTGGCCGGACACGAACTCCAGGGGGTTGATCTGCTCGGGCATCTGGGCGAGCTGGCTGGAGGTGAAGAACGAGCGGATGGGCTTGTCGAACAGGTCGGGGGAGATGACCTCGCGGACCCGCTTGCCCTTCTTGTCGATGTTGTTGGACAGCTTCGCCTTGATGTCCCGCTGCGCTCGCTGCAGCCGCTCCTCGATGAAGTCCTCGGTGGAGAGGGCGTCCTTGAAGAACAGGTGCTCGCGGTTGTCTTCGTCCTCCTCACCGCGGGAGATGCGCGCGAGCTTCGCGGCCGAGGCCAGCAGTGCCTTGGAGCTCACGTGGTCGAACTTCTTGCCCAGGGTGAGCACGGTGCTGTCGGGCCGGAGCTTGGTCTCGGCCAGGGTCTTGGCGATGTGCTCCTCGGCAGCCTCGATGCTGTCGGCCTGCTTCCCGGTGGACGCCTTGTAGAAGGCGCGCATCGCGACGTCGTGCTTCTCCTTCTTCCCTGCGGTGAGCATCCGACGGCCGAGCTCGCGCTCGATCTCATCGTCGCCCACCCCCATCGCCTTGAGCACGGGGTACAGGGGGATGTTGGAGTCGCCGTAGTTGATGAGGTAGCGGCGGTTGGCCGGGTCGAACTTCAGGTCGAAGCCCAGGCCCTTCTCCGCGTTCCACTTCGACACCAGCTGACCCTTGCCTGTGGTGCGGTGGTACACGCCCGACTTCAGGCGGAACTGGTTGTCGACCTGCCGCTCCTTGCCGTCGACGATGTAGGAGTAGCGGCGGGTGACCTTGGGGAGGTTGGCCACCCGGATGGCCCGGGAGTCCAGCTCCTTGCCTGACTCCTTGTCGATGAGGCGGACGTCGGCCATGACGGGCACGGTCCAGGACCTGCCCCTCATCTTGGCCTCTTGCTGTGAGCGGATGTCGTCGATGCTCTTCTTGTCGTCGACCCAGACTCGGTCTACTTCCAGCCTGCGGTCCCGTCCCTCGTAGGGGAAGGTCGACTCGATGGCACCGCTGACACGGTCTTTGAGGGCGTCAAACGAGCCCTCTGGGTTCAGCGTTGTCATGAAGACACCTATTTGGTCCCCAGGCTACCCCTGCAAGGGGCTCAGTGGCAACTGTCATAAGGGGGATGAACCTACAATGCTGGAGGAATGTGTATGACCTACTTGGACGACGACCTCGGGGCCTACGCCGGCCCCGAAGACGACGATGACGACACCAACGACGAGGAGGACACGCCGGCCGAGGACGAGGACGTCGTCGACGACCCCGACGAGGACCAGTCCTCCGTCGAGGAGTTCGACGACAACATCATGGAGGACGTGGGGTACTGACGTGGAGGAGTTCGTGGTCATCTTCGGCCTCGGCTTCATCGCCGGCATGCTCCTGTTCCTGCGCGACATCCTCGCAGACTGGGACATGAGCCGGCAGGCGACCTGACGGAGGCCCACATGGAGTTCCCCGACGGGCTCGTCGCACTCGCCTACTGCCCCTTGTTGGCGCACTGGATCTGGGAGCTTGAGGGGTGCCCGACCGGGGCCTTCCTCATCACCTGCGACGAGGTCGACTGCACCAACTGTGCCCGCATGGGGGAGTTCCTGGGCGAGCACTCCCGCGGCCACGCGTGGGTCTGCCACGTGTGCGCCGACACCTTCGAGACGCACGTCGGCTTCTGGGTCGACGGGTACTGCGACGTCTGTGGGGGAACGATCAAGGGCCCATCCACCGGGCAGATCGTGGCCCAGGACGTCACCCTACAGCTGGTCGAAATCAATCCGGGGCTCCTCGAGGAGCTCCAACGGAAGCACCGCATCGTGGAGGAGCACTATGTCCCCGCCGACTCTGAGATTCGCTGACCGCATCCAGCAGCGCGCAGAGGAGGACGAGGGATGGGACGACGCGCTCGGACAAGTCCGGCCTCGTTGCTCCTACTGCGAACAGCCCATCCGACCTGGCGATGTCGTACTCCAGGTCCAGCAGTTCGAGGTCCTCTTCTCCCGCAAGTCCAAGCAGGACGTCTACCAGGACGTGCACATGGAGGACGGGGACCCGGAGAAGTTGTTCCACCTGGCATGCCTCGCGACTCTCGTACCGGCACACGTGCTCGGCGCGGAGCACCACCATGCTGACGTGTGACTACTGCTGCGAGGAGTTCGACTTCGACGACGAGGTGTTCGTCCTGACCGGCGGACGCTACGGCATCTCACCTCGCACCGGGAACGGGACCCTGGTGGACGAGGCGGAGCCCATGCACTACCACGCGCACTGCCTCATCCACTCCGTCATGGAGTCCGGGGCGGCACAGGAAATGCTCCAAGGGTTCACCGAGGAGATCCAGGAGGACGTCCTTCGGGCGCTCTGACTGGGGTGGGTGCGACAGACTGTCGCGCCCATCATTAGCCCTGAACTACACGATGGCCTTGCCCTCGGGCCGGCGCGGGGGCTTCACCTGGGGGAGCGGCTGCTGCATGGGGTTGAGCGTGTCTCGCTCGCCGCCACCGCCCTCGGACAGCTGCTGCACGACCATCTCGTACAGCTGGGGGCTGCCCATCTTCAGCCGCTGGATCGCCTGGCCGTAGGCGGCCGGGTTCTCCCGCTCGAGCTTGCGCAGGTGCGCCGCGATGCGCTGGGCGACCTTGCGGATGTCCAGCTGCCCGGACTGGCCGGGGTAGCTCGGGGCCTGCGCCATGGCCATGGGGTCCTGCGCGTTCTCCGGGTAGACCGCCACCTCGTTGGGCACCCCGGGGGCGATCTCCTCACCACGCAGGGACTTCGGCGTGCTGGCCGGCCCCTCGGCGTAGTCGGGTGGCGTGTCCTGCGGCTGCTGCAGGGACATCTGCAGCTCCTGGGCCTGCATCTGGTAGCGCAGAGCCGCCAGCTGCGACTCGCCCTGGGCTGCTGCCTGAGCCACCATCATCTTGCGGTTGGCCGTCACCTGCTTGGCCAGCTCGCCCTGCTTGCGCTCCTCCTCGACGTCCAGGTCCTCGCCCAGCTCACGGAGGAGGGTCCGGTCGGAGAGCTTGCCCATCTGGTTGGCCTGGAAGTAGATCATCAGGCGCTGCAGGTCGTCGGCCATCTTGAAGCGCTCGAAGCGCACGCCGACGCGCGGCCACCCGAGGTGGTCGCAGATCTGCCCCATGATGAAGTCGCGGACCATGCGCTTCTGGTCCTCGCGGTACCCGATGAACTGGTTCTCCAGGATGCGCATGGAGATGTTGGTGCCGGAGTACTGCAGGCCACCGAAGATGAACTCCAGGGGGACGTTCATGCCCGCGATGATCTGCTCGCTCCAGACCCGCAGCTCCTGGTGCAGGATGAGGGCGCGCCCCTGGCCGCCGATCATCTCGTGGCCGATGGGGATGGGCATGATGGGGACGTAGTTGGGGTCCTGCCGCCACCGCGCCACCTCGTCCTCGATCTGGGTGCGCCACTGGCTGAGGTTCACCATGCTGTAGGGGTCGCTGGTGTTGCTCCCAGCCTGGGGGAAGAGGACGCGGAAGGGCACGATGTGCTCCTGCGCAATCATCTCCTGCCCCTTGCGGAGGATCTGCAGGTAGAAGATGTCCTTGAGCACCGGCAGCACCAGGGGCATGCCCCAGCCCTGGTCCTTCTGCGCGATGATGGGCCGCTTCAGGTGGAAGATGCGGTCGTTCGCGAACACGACGGCCTTGTTCTTCCGCATCGCCTGGATGAAGGTGTCCGAGATCTGCTCCACCACCCGCTTGCGTCCGACACGGATGCGGTTCTTCAGGCGGCGGGGGATCTTGTAGTAGTAGACGGGGTCGGTCAGGCCCTCGTTGTGCTCGATCTCCACCCGCTCCGGGTCCCACCGGATGAGCCGGATGCCCTTGGGGCTGCGGAGGGTCTCGTCCCGCACCCGGGCGGCCGCGTGATGCCCGCACTTGGGGCAGCGCAGCATGAACTTCAGGTCGGAGAAGCGGTAGTGGGGGCGGAGGTCCTTGGCCGGGGCCTCGTGCCCACACTCACGGCACTCCAGGAACTTGACGAAGGGGAAGTGGACGGAGACGAAGGCGTTGCCGAAGTTGTAGTAGTCCAGCCCCACCTCGATCTGGAACTTCCGGATCTGGAGCTGGTCCTCGAACAGGTGGCGGTACCGCTCCTGGACCTTCTTCTCCTTGGTGTCGTAGACGATGGGGGTGATGGGGTACTCGGCCAGCTTGTAGACCACCGCGTTGATGAGCGGGTTGGTGAAGAAGAAGTACCGGCACCACCGCAGCATCTGCTTGAGGCGGCTGGGGAAGTAGGTCTGCGCCGCGTCGAAGAACGGGTTGGGGTAGGGCACCCCGATCTTCTCGTAGCCCATCGTCCCGCCGGGGCGGGAGGACAGCTGCATGGGCTGGGTCCCATAGGCCGTGTTCTGGAAGCCGATTCCCTGCATTACGCCTCACCTCTCGGCCGCAGCACGACCTGTCCCGCTGGCTGTGGGCCCGAACGGTACCCCTTCGGATCGAAGAGGGGCAACTCCGTGTAGGGGGGCCCCGCGGGCTGGGGGTTCTGCAGGCGCTTGCGCAGCTTCCCACGTTCGATGAGCTTGTCGATGCCCTTGCCCGGCAGCCCCATGGCCTTCGCGCCGAGCTCCCAGCCTCCGAAGAAGCCGGCGAAGCCGGTGGGCATGCTGGCCACGAGACCCAGGTTGCCACCCAGGTGCTCACCGATGCGCTCGAAGCGTCCCTTGCCGTCGCCGTGCGGATCCTTCTTCGCCACGGCGGGGATGGTGAACCCCGCACCCAGGCCGGTCACGATGCCCTTGCCACCCCAGGGGATGTACCTCCCGATCTGGCCCTGGCCTGTCCACCCACGGCGCGACAGCTCCTCTGCCAGCACCTTCGGGTCACGCACGGCCTGCATCAGTGGGATGCTCGGCTCGTACAGGTGCGCCTTGGCCGCCTGTCCCTCCAGGGACTTGGCAGCCCCGCGTGCGCCCGTACCTCCCAGCATCCTGGACCTGCCGGCCCACCGGCCCTGCTCGGCGGCAGTGCGCTGCGCTGCGGGGAGGGCGGCGCGCGCCGCGCGCACCTGCTCGAGCCCGCGGGCGTGTACGGCAGCAGCCGGATCCATGGGCAGGCCCCTCGCCCTCGCGAAGTCCTCCCAGGTCGTACCCAGCCGCTTCACCTCCTTGAGGAGGCTCTGGGTCTCCGCGCCCGCCGGTGTCATGTGGTGCCAGCCCTTGCGGAGGATGCCGCGGGTCTGTCGCGGGTCGATCAGGCGGGCCGTGGTGCTCAGACCTCCGGCCAGGCTGCCCGGGACCTCGGCCATCAGCCTGCCGAGGCGGCCCACCAGGTTCACCGGGTTGGCCTGCTTCTCCAGCTCGCGGTGGAACGCGGCCATGCGCTCTGGCGTCATGACACGAGAAGCCATGGCCTCACCATCTTCAGCTGCTGGGCCAGCTGACGCTGCCGTAGGTTCATGTAGTCGGTGGCCACCATCAGGCGGGCCACGCACACATCGACCTGTGTCTCCTGGAGGGTGGCTCCCTCCGACTTGACCTCAGCATACCGCACGCGCACGGGGTCGGGGTCGTTCTCCTTGTACAGGCGGAGGTTCCGGCCTTCCCCGCGGTGAGCGGTGGCCGAGTCGGGGGAGGGCTTCCCGTCGATGTTCTTGGTCCCCGCCCAGCGGCCGGAGCACACGTCGCAGAGGCCGTCCTCGGGGTGGCCCGGGCCCACGTTCCCGCAGTCCTTGCACTCGTACTTGGGGATAGCGGCATGGATCTGCGCGAAGTCCAGGGGCGGGGGGAGGTACCAGACCCCATCGTTGAGGCACGAGGCCGCCACGAAGCGGGCGACCTCCTCGGAGAAGGAGTGCCGGACGACGGAGTTGGCGATGTCGATCCCCGCCATCAGCTGGGCGGTGGTCGGAGCCTGGAGCACGTCGAAGCGGGGGATGTTGTTGACCAGGGGCTGCAGGGTCGGGGCGAAGACCTCCCACCCCTTCCAGAAGCCGTCGCTCCCGTGGAGGACCTTGACGGCCTGGATCTTGTTCTTGTTCAGCTCGCTGATGTTGATGCCGGTGCCGCGGCCGGTCTTCGGACCGAAGTACTGGGTGATGGCCTCCCAGATGGTGTCCGCGTCCCACTCCCACCAGTCCTTCTGGAAGGCAGTGATCATCAGGGCGTCGAGGACCACCGGGTGGGCGTCGTGGTGGGCAAAGATGGTCGCGGGCGTCAGCTTGGTGGACGCCGTGGGGGTGAGGTCGCTGGTCCCGACGTCAACCATGAGCCGGGGAGAACCCCGAGTCGGCACCCAGCCGTGCGAGGATCACCTTGGTGGGATCCGGCATGGACTTGAACACGCCGACCGGGTCCTTCGTGAACTGGTCCGTGAAGTCGTCGCCGAAGTGGCTGCGGAGTGCCTGCACGGAGTTGGCGGCGAGCCCCTTGAGGTCGCTCTCCGTCACGCGCTCGGCACCCTCCGTCCAGATGTACTCCTCGGCCGTCTTCACCTCGCCCAGCATGGTGTAGTAGGGGTCCACCACGTGCTGGTCCCACAGGTGGGACAGCCCGGTGGCCTCGTCGAAGCCGCACAGGGCCTCGGCCACGGTGCGGGGGTCCTCCCCTCCCATCTCGGAGGCGAACTTCTCCAGCGCGGGCTGGTAGCTCTCGGGGAGGTACTCCTTGCGGGCGAGCACGTACATCTTGGCGTCCGGGGCGCGCTCGTCGGAGGCGTACTTGACCACCGACCCCTCCAGCCGGACGTCCAGCTGGTCCGCACGCTCCGCCAGCTTGGTGGCGAACTCGCGCCGCTCCCGGGGGTGGAGCAGCAGGCAGCGGTCGGCGAAGAAGGCCGCGGCCGTCTTCACCTCTTCGTAGGTCCGGACGGGGAACTGGCCCAGGATGAGCTGGTCCTCGGCCACCTTCTCCTGCTCGAAGACCGCGGCGGGCTCCTGCCCGGTGACGTCGGCCATCGCTGCATCGTCCGCGTCGGCCTGCAGGTCCATCGCGACCTTCACCAGCTCCTGTGGCGGGGGCATGTGGTGGGCATCGTGGGCACCCAGCAGCCGCGCGGCCACGTGTGCCTGGGCTGTCTTGGGCAGGTAGTCCCTCTGGCTCAGGAAGTACTGCGTGCTGAACCAGGTGTTGCCCGGATCGACCGTGGCGAACTTGCGCAGGACGGTGTCCCCGTCGATTGCGGCCAACGCGAAGGCGTCGTTGGGCAGCTCGAGGAGCTGTTCGGGCTCGAGTACCGCCGCCTCCTTGGCGAAGTCGGGGATGTCTTCCGCGCTGGCGAGCTTGGGGAGCAGAGCCCCGCGGTCATCGTACATGTCCAGGACGACTCCAGCCGTCTTCATGCGGGCCTCCTCAAGGGACGTGTTCAGCCTGCATCGTAGGCATCGGCCTGGCGCATAGTCAAGCGAAACACCTGCCGAAAACCTGGCATAAGACGACCAAGATGTAACCCAGAAAACGCCGGAGAATCTATGCCAGGAACACTGCGATTCAGGGACCTCAACACGCAGCAGGTAGGGCGCCCAGCCTGCTTCGGGAAGGAGTACGACGACTCGACCTACGAGTGCCGGTACTCCTGCGGCCACAAGGGCGCATGCGGACCCGTGTTTCGGGCACGACACGGGGCAGCAGCCAGCAGCCAGGTGCCCGCAGAGCTCCCGCAGGAAGAAGACCTCCCTGCGGTGCAAGAGATCGACAGCGAGGAGGAGACCTTCTTCACCAAGCTGGCGTACAATACTGGCATCCAGACCCTGGATGCTCTCATCCGGGAACTCCACTACGCAGTGCGCAGCGTTCCCCGGAAGCGGTACTTCCCACAGAGGGATCGGTGATGCCCAGCGTCAGCACCATGTTCAAGGAGATCCGGAACCGGGCCCACTACGCGAGCCACGCGAGCCTGGCCAAGGCCATGGGCTGCTCCACCGAGTACATCCGACTCATCGAGAACAAGGGGAGGCTGCCCAGCGACAAGTTCCTCACCCAGTTCCTCCGCACGTGCCGCCCGCCAGCCAGCCTGGCGGCCGAGATACGACAGACTGTCGCGGAGCAGCGGCTGCAGCGGAAGCACGGCCAGGACCTCAAGGACTACAAGGGCTCGGCTGAGGTGGGGCTCCGCATCTGCCGCGAGATCACCCCCACGCTCACCGACGTCGGCCTCGAGGGGGAAGACCTCGACCACGTGCTGGGGCGCCTCCGCGACATCCTCACGGCTGAGCTGCGATGAGGTTCCTCTCCCTCCACCCGGACAAGGCATACCGGGGGTCCATGCTGTGGGTCCCCAAGGCCCTCATCCCCCTCGACGCCCTCGAGGCATCGCTCACCTACTGGTTCACCGAGAAGACGAGCTCCGGCGAGTTCGTGGCCCGGTCCGTGCGCGTCTGGGAGGAGGAGGTGCACCACATCGCACTCCCGAGGGAGTTCCCGCAGGAGCGGGTCCCCTGTGAGGTCATCGACCTCGCGCCACCCACAGAACGCATCGGCTACAACTCCACCATCCGCCCCCGGGACGAGATCCAGGCGGCGGCCATGCACGCGATGCGGTCCAGCCACTCTGGCATCCTCAACCTGGGGTGCGGCCGCGGGAAGACGGTTGTTGGGCTGGACCGCATCGCCTTTGGTCAGGGGCCCGCCCTGGTCATCGTGAACGACAACGGACTGCTGGAGCAGTGGCACGAGGAGGTCCTCGACAAGCTGCAGATGAGCGACGACGACATCGGGCACGTGGTGGGGCCCAAGGCCGAGTGGGATCGCCCCATCGTCCTGGCCACCGTCCAGACCCTGTGGCGCCGCATCAAGGACAACCTCGTCCCCGAGTGGGTCCGGCGCCGCTTCGCCACGGTGCTCTACGACGAGGCCCACCACATGGCCGCGATGGAGTTCAACCGCGTGGCCTCCTTCTTCACCGGGGACCGCTACGGCCTGACCGCCACCAGGCGGAGGACCGACGGCAACGAGCGCTTCTTCGAGATTCACCTCGGGAAGGTGGTCTACACCGACCTCTCGGTGGACGTACCCCCCGTGGTCTACCTGGCGCACACCGGCCTGACCCCCACCGCGGAGGAGCGCGACGGCTTCTACGTCAACGACAACATCCACGTCGTCAAGGTACGGCAGTGGCAGGCGAAGCACCCCACCCGCAACGGCATGATCGCGGGCCTCGCGCAAAACGCGCAGGAGGTTGGGCACAAGGTACTCGTCCTCTCCCATCTACGTGACGATCACATCCCCCGCCTGCAGGAGGTCCTGCCGGGCTGCGGGGTGATCTCGAGCAAGGTGAAGGGCAAGAAGCGGCTGACCAACCTGACCGAGAACGACATCGTCGTGGGCACCATGGGTGCCGCTCGGGAGGGGCTGGACCGGCCGGACCTGAGCGTGGGTATCTTCACCACCACCTTCGCCAACGAGAACGACTTCCAGCAGGCCACGGGTCGGCTGGCGAGGGCCTACGCGGGGAAGGTCTCCTCCGAGGCCATCTTCATCGTGGACAACATCCCCAAGTGCTTGGACCACGCCAAGCAGATCGAGCGCTTCGCGAGGAAGCGTGACTACAAGGTCGAACATTTCAAGCTGGAGTAACCGTGAGCAAGATCATCGTCAACCCGGACGTGAAGGACGCACCCGAGCCTCCCTTCCCGGCCGAGAACCTCGTCATCGTCTGCGCCTCGCCCTCCTACGGGTACATCGGGGTGGCAGACTTCCAGTCCGGCCAGCTCATGCGGCTGGAGCACGCTCTCGCCCTCGTGCCCGTGCAGGTGCGCAGCCAGCTCGCAACGCCGGGCGGGGCCCCCACCCAGGACACGGCCCTCATGCCCATCATCGGTGGGAAGTCCGGCAGCGTGTCGAGCCTGAACCTCCCCGCCGGGCTCCCCTGGTACCGCGTGGGCAACATGCACCCGAGCGACCGCGACACCATCTACGGCGCCTACATGGACATGACCCAGGATGTCTGGCCCAACCCGTCCGACGCGTGACGACTGGGCGCGCCTGCGCCTGGACAAGCTGGAGGAGCAGTACGCGGAGTGCGAGCTCTGCCCCGACCTCGTGGACACCGGCTGGTGGACGCGCAACAACATCGTGTTCGGCGAGGGCATGGCCAACGCCGACGTGCTGTTCGTGGGCATCGCTCCGGGCCAGCGCGAGGACGCGGCCGGGCTCCCCTTCGTGGGCCCGACGGGGCAGCTGCTCGACGACATGCTCATGCACATGGTCCCGCACGAGGACCTCAAGCCCTTCTACAACACCCGCAAGAACATCACCGCGGAGCAGTGGCGGGCCATCCGGCACACCCTCTGCGAGGCTGAGCGCTTCTTCTACACCAACGCCGTGCTCTGCCGGCCGGTGAAGCAGGAGTGGGACGACCGCCGGGAGGTGATGCGCCTGCAGAACCGCGACCCGACGCTCCTCGAGTGCAAGAACTGCGCGGACAGGCTGCGCCAGACCATCCGCATCACCGACCCCACCATCGTCGTCTCCCTGGGTGCGCCGGCACTGCACTCGCTGCTGGCCATCGACACGAAGTGGAAGGGGAGCCGCCCCAGCGTCCTGGAGATGACCGGGTCCATCCTGGACCTGCACATCGAGGGCGAGGTCACCACCATCCGGTACCCACTGCTGGTACTGCCTCACCCCGCATACCTGCTCCGCTTCTGGGACATCGACGACCAGGGCGGGTGGGTGCAGCGGACGGTCAAGCACCTGAAGCAGGCCCTCCGCATCGTCGATCTGACCCGCAACACCCTGTACCGAACCCCCCTACCGAAGAGGAAGTGATCTGTGGACCCCGAACTGAAGAACCAGCTGTGGGCTGACGCCCAGCGAGCCGTGGACGCCTTCGTCTCGGCCGACGAGCAGTACCGCGAGACCCTGGCCGAGATCGAGGCGGAGATGCCCGAGGCCTTCGAGGAGCTGTGGGACCTGCTCGAGAAGCGCAACGTCGCCGTCGTCGACGCGCGGAAGAAGGTACGCGCCGCCCGCGCGAAGATGGCCCCCTTCCGCACCCAGACCCGGCAGTCGGTCATCTACGACCCCGACGGCTTCATCCAGATGGCGCGCGAGGCCGGCCAGTACGAGGACCTCTGCGACGCCGGCATCATCAAGACCGCCATCGACGCGTCCAAGCTCAAGGACCACGTCGACGCTGCCACCATGGTCAAGTACAAGGAGGGCTGCGCCACGGTCGTCGAGACCGGCGCGGCCGTGTATGGCCCCAAGGAGCTGAGCGGTCTGAAGTGACAGGCCTCACTCGGCGACAGCAACCGTCCCTGGCCATCACCAGGGTGGCCAAGCTCAACCCCGACTCCCCCGAGGTCATGGAGACGTACCATGACCCGTCCGAACCCGTACCCCAGGAGGTGATGGAAGTGCTCGACAAGTTCGTGTCCCCCAAGACCAAGTCCCCCGCCCGGCTCCGGCTCGGCGGCGACCTCGCAGCCAAGGACTACGGCTCCGGCTTCGGCGTGTTCGTCAGCCTGGAGTTCGACGTGGACCCCGACATCCAGACCATCGACATGGCCGTCGAGGAGGTGGGCCAGCTGGTCCGCAACTACCAGGCCGAGCAGATCGTTCACTCCGAGGCGCTCTACCGCGAACTGGCCATCAGGGTCTGATCCAAGTGCTTGGGATTGCTGGGGAAATCCGCCGCTGATCCACCTTGAAATTCAAGGCTGAGAGAGGTAGTGTGGAGGTGTTCCCAGCCTCCCCAACCACTGGAGATATTCGTGGCAAGCCCGGAGATCATTCTGCTCACGAAGGTAGTCGAAGACGGGAACTTCAAGATCCTCAAGGACAACGAGATCGACCAGTCGTTCTTCACGACCATGGAGGGTCGCGCCGTCTACACCTACCTGCACCAGCGCTTCCACGACCGGGACAACTGGGGGTCCGTACCCTCCATGGACCTCGTCCGACACGTCGTCCGCGACTTCTCCCCGGTGCACACCAGCGACAGCATCGAGCAGCTCGTCCGCATCGTCACGGAAGAACGCACCCGCGGCGAGCTGCTGCAGCTGAGCGACGAGATCCAGGAGCTGGCCGAGGACGGGTCTGTCGAGAAGGCCATCCACCGGCTGCTCACGAAGTCTGGGAAGTTCGCCCGAGTCAAGTCGGGCACCCGGGACCTCGACCTCGCTCAGCACGCAGGCGTCATCCGTGAGCGCTACGACGTCGTCCGAGGGGGCCAGGGGATCATCGGGATCCCCACCCCCTGGCTGCCCCTGACCGAGGAGACCCTGGGCTGGCAGCCTGGTCAGCTCATCCTCATCTACGGCCGCCCAGGCACGATGAAGACCTGGTCGGCGCTGAACGTCGCCATCCACGCCTACCTCCACGCCAACGCGCGGGTGCTCATCTACTCCCGCGAGATGACCGAGGAGGAGATCCTCATGCGCTGCGCCGCGCTCATCGCCGAGGTGGACTACGGTCCCTTCCGCAAGGGGCGCCTGCAGCCTGCGATGGAGGAGCAGGTCTTCGACATCCTCGAGGGCCTGGTGCAGGACGAGGAGATCATCGCGGAGACCACGGGGCTGCACAAGTGCCTCAAGGTCACCACGGCGGCCGACCTCCCCCGCACCGGCCACACCATCGAGGGCATCCGTGCCAAGGCCGAGGAGTACAAGGCCGACATCGTCATCGCCGACGGCATCTACCGGATGGGCGACATCCGTACCGGCAAGCAGTCCATCGAGTGGCAGAGCCTGACCCACGTGGTCCAGGACCTCAAGGAGACGGCCAAGCAGCTCCGGGTCCCCATCATCGGGGTCACCCAGGCCAACAAGCAGCAGGACCTCGCGTTCGCTGACGCCTTCCTCCAGGAGGCTGACCTCACGCTCCGCATCATCCTCAACGACGAGGACCACGAGCTGGTGTGGGTCTGCCCCAAGATCCGAGAGGGTGAGCTCCGAGCGTTCACCACCCACGCCTACCCCGCATCCAACTTCCACCTGAAGGCCGAGCTCGACGCCGAGGAAGCCATCCGGCTGAAGAACCTCGACGACCAGGGCAAGGACCCCAAGGGGCAGAAGAAGGGTGGAGGTGGCCGCGGCGGTGGCGACAAGGACGCCGACGGACGCAACCCCCCGCGGGTGACCCAGAAGGCCTTCCGCGGATGAACGACGTCCACTCCCTCGTCACACAGATTGCGGACAAGTACCTGGGGCACTGGAAGCCCTCGGGCGACACCGACATTCTGGTGAACTGCCCCTTCCACCCGGCCGAGTTCGGCAGGCACACCCACACCCTCGCCATCAGCACCGAGCATGGCGCCTGGCTGTGCTACTCCTGCGGGGCCTCCGGTGGTCTGCCCTACCTGCTCAAGCAGCTGAAGATCCCGGTGTCCCGCCGGGAGATGCTGCTGGAGCCGGTGAGGCACGCCGTGGAGAGGCAGAGGGAGCGCGTCCGCACACCCAAGGCGTTCGACTACATCACACCGACTCCCCTCCCCGAGGTCATGCTGGGCATCTACCAGCACTGCCCCTCGGAGCTGGTGGCCGCAGGCTTCGACCCAGACGTCATGTACGAGTACGACGTGGGGTACGACCACACCCACCACCGCATCACGTGGACCGTGCGGGACAACGAGGGCAACCTCGCGGGCATCCACGGTGGGTCCTCCCACGCCAAGCCCAAGTACCTCCCCTACGAGCTGAAGCACTTCGACCCCGAGGTGCGCCGGCGCATCAAGCAGTACGAGTACAAGAAGTCGCTCTACCTGTGGAACATGGACCGCGTGTGGGCCATGGGCTACCACGACCATGGCATCCGCGTGAACCTCGTCGAGGGGTTCAAGGCTGGCCTGTGGTGCATCCAGCACGGCTTCCCCAACACCGTCGCCATCATGGGCAGCCGCCTCAGCGCCCGCCAGGCCGAGTGGCTCAAGCGGCTCGGCGCCGAGGTCGTCCTCTTCCTGGACAACGACAAGGCCGGATGGAGCGGCGCCTGCGCCGCCTACAAGATGCTCACCCCTGGGTGCCGCGTTCGCTTCGCGATGTACCCAGAGCCCTACTACCCAGACGGCTACGACCCCGAGGGCGAGCCGTTCGTCTTCCACCAACCTGATGACCTCGATGGATACGAGGTCGAGAGGGCTCTGACGGAGCCCGTCCTGAAACCCCAGTGGCTGAAGATACCAGTCCACAAGGACGCATGGAGGATCGTGCATGAGCAGTTTTCGTCGAAGCGTAGGGCGCGAGAAGCGCCCCGGTCGCCGCGGTAGCCGCGGCGGCTTCCGCAACAGGTACATCGCCCCCAAGGACAACATCGGATCCCCGGTGGTGTTCCTGCCTGGCGAGTACCCCGACCCCCGCCCGGACCAGCAGGTGGGCGGCCGTCCGCCCGCCAACCCCTACTTCCTGTCCCGGGATCACCGCAAGGGGATCAAGGGCGGGCAGTCCGCCATCATCGACCTGTGCAGCGCCGGCTGGGACCCGGCCAACCCGCAGCCCTGCGTGTGGTGCCACGAGAAGCAGGCCGGCGACAAGAACATCGACAACGGTCGCGACGCGCGCCAGGTGTTCACCCTCAACCTGGTCCACCTGGTGCCCTACCACCTGGCCCCGGCCGTGGACCGCCAGTCCGGCCAGGTCCGGCTCAACCCCAAGACCAACGAGCCCTACATGAACAAGGTCATGTGCGAGGGCAAGGGCTGCCAGCACTGCCGCGAGGGCCACGACCTGATGTTCGGTGCCAAGAAGTACCTGAGCGTCGGCCGCAACCACCTCGAGAACCTGCGCACCATCGACGCCGACATCGGCCGCATGTGCTCCAACTGCCACGAGGGCACCGTCTCCACGGCCTCCTTCGAGTGCGAGGAGTGCGGCCACGTCATCATCGACTGCGTGAACAACGCCTACACGGACAAGGAGATCGACGGGTTCGCCTCCGAGGTCCTCACCTGCCCCAACTGCCGCCACTCCAGCCTCGCCATCGAGACCACCCTGTGCTCGGAGTGCCAGGACCCGGAGCGGACCACCCTCTTCGACGTCGTGCTGTGGCTCCGCCGCACCGGCGAGAAGACCGACAGCGCCCTGAGCCTGAACCACCCCTCCCCGAGGGAGTTCGGCTGGTGCTACCGCAGCGACTTCCTCATCAACGACGACCCGGACCGGCCCCTCATCTCCGGGTTCGAGGAGAAGGAGGGCGGCGTGGTCGTGCCCATCTGGGACGACGAGGTCTCCAAGATGACCAACCCCTACGACTTCACCGAGATGTTCGGGGTCGGCAAGCCGCGGACGCCCGAGGACCAGGCCAAGCGCCTGCAGGTCCAGAACCCCTACGCGGGTGCGCCCACCCAGGCCTACGGTGGTGGGCCGGGCTACGCCCGAACCTGACCTTCATGCCTCCCCTCCCCTCACGCGGCGGGAGGGGACGGCGGAGGCCCTATGCGACTGAATGTTGGACTCCCTGAGCCCACCTTCATCGACACCTACGAGAAGGCACAGGCCTGCCTGGACAAGGTGATGCGGGCCGAGCACGTGGGGCTGGACACCGAGACCACGGGCCTGGACACCATCCGGGACCACATCGTGTGCTGGTCGCTCAGCGACGGCGAGGACCGCTGGTGCATCCTCCGCGAGTTCCTCCCCGTGTTCCTGCCCTTCTTCCACTCCACCGACATCGTCAAGGTCCTCACCAACGTCAAGTTCGACAAGCACATGCTGGCCAACGCGGGCATCGAGCTGCGTGGCACCCTGTGGGACACGGTGGTCATGGACTGGCTGCTCAACGTCAACGGGCAGCACGGCCTGAAGCAGTGCATCAAGAAGTACGGCATCCTCAACACCACGGCGATGCAGGAGTTCGCCCAGGTCTTCCTGGTCGACCCCGAGACCGGCAAGCGCCGGGCCAAGAAGAAGGACGAGGGGCTCGAGGACATCCTGCTGAAGGCGCTGGCCGAGGAGCCGGACAAGGTCATCGAGTACGCCTCGCTGGACGCCTGGGCCTCCCTGCAGCTCGGACTGGAGCTGCGGGACCGACTGGAGGCACTGCCCTTCGACGACGAGTACTCCGCCTGGGACCACTACATCGAGGTGGAGGAGCCCTTCACCCACGTCCTGTGGCGCTGCGAGCGCCGCGGCATCTGCGTGGACACCGGGTACCTGGAGGACATCTCCCCCGGCATCCAGCAGACCTTGGTCGACACCGAGAAGCACTTCGGCAAGATGGCAGGCCACATGGTCAACCTGCGGAGCCCCAAGGCCCTGCGGGAGCTGTTCTACTCCTACGACGACACCGAGAAGCAGTGGCTGGATCCCTTCGGCCACCCGTGCATCCACTGGACCTCGGGCGGGTCGACGGGCAACCGCATGCCGTCCACCGCCAAGCTGGTGCTGGAGAAGTGGGCCGAGGACGGACTCGAGGAGGCCCAGATCCTGCTGGAGCACCGGCACCTCTCCAAGCTGTACGACACCTACATCAAGAAGATGTCCTCGCTGGTCGACGCCGACGGACGCATCCACACCTCGCTGAACCAGGCAGGCACCCAAACCGGGCGGCTGTCCAGCAGCGGCCCCAACCTGCAGAACATCCCCACCCCCGACAAGGATGAGTTCGGGCTCCGCGGCGCCTTCGTCGCCGGCGAGGGCAAGCGCCTGCTGGTCTACGACTACAGCCAGCTGGAGATGCGCATCATGGCTCACATGAGCCAGGACGCTGGGATGATCGAGGCCATCAACGCTGGCCTGGACATCCACTGCGACACCGCGGCCAAGATCAACGGCCGGCCCTACGAGGAGTACTACGAGGCCAAGCAGGCGGAGGACCCCACGGACGAGCAGAAGCAGCGTCTGTGGGAGAGGAAGCTCGCGAAGAACTCCGGCTTCCTCATCATCTACGGCGGCGGTCCGGCGAAGCTGGCAGTCACCGCGGGCATCACCATCCAGGAGGCCAAGCACGCCATCGAGCAGTTCCGCGCTGCACGTCCCGGCATCGCGCGCTACACGGACTACCAGAAGCAGTACGGGCACGACCACAAGTGCGTGCGTACCCTGGTCGGGCGCTATCGGCACCTGCCCTTCATCGACAGCCGCGAGGACCACGGGATGTCCGAGCGCGCCGCAGTCAACACCCCCATCCAGGGGAGCGCCGCCGACATCGCCAAGGTCGCCATGCTGTGGGTCGACTCCCTCGAGTCGGACCGCTTCTGTGGGGTGGCCCAGCTGCTGCTGCAGCTCGACTGCCAGCTGCTGCTGCAGGTGCACGACGAGCTGATGTTCGAGATCCCCGACGACGACGAGGTCGAGGCCGCGTGCTTCGAGCTCATCGAGCACGTCATGACTCACCCCTTCCGCGACAACCTGTCGGTCCCGCTGCCCATCGACGGCGGCCCCGGCTACAGCTGGGCGGAGGCGAAGTGAGCAGGCTACTCAGGCTCGGGCCCCTCCTCGGGATGCCTGGGAGCCTCCGCTTCCACACCCCCGCCCTCTTCGAGGTCCCCTTCTTCACCATCGCATCGGAGACGTTCGAGAAGACCGAGCAGGAGCTGCTCGCATACGAGATGCCCATCACTCAGGTCATCGAGAACAATACGTTGAAGGACCTCCAGGAGATCGAGGACGGCCACTCCCTGCAGTGGTGCGCCTGGGAGGACATAGGAATGGGCTTCGGCAACGTCGCCGCGGTCCGCAAGCTGGAACTGTACACCTACCTGCTCGGGCTACCCCCGGGCGTTGGACTACCAGAAGGAATTTCCGACATGCACATCAACCTGTCTCAGACGTTCGACAAGGCCGAGGTCCTCAAGGTCCTCAAGGAGAACCGCGACAAGCACGCCGCGATGGTGCAGGAGGCCCGGGAGGGCTTCGTCGCTGCCGCGCGCGAGAAGCTCAACGCCACCCTGGACCAGCTGGAGGCGGGAGAGCTCACGCAGCTCGCCGTCCGCATCGACCCGCCGAAGGACCACACGCGGGACTACGACACCATCATCAAGCAGCTGGAGATGTCCAAGGACGAGACGATGAAGCTCAACACCGCCGAGGTGCGCACCTTCATCATGGACGAGTGGGACTGGAGCCACCGGGCCATCGCGCACAACGCCCGCTTCTCCCAGACGGCTCGGCTGTTCGCCGAGGAGCGCGGGTACGGAGACGAGTGAACGACTACGTCCGGCTGAAGATCGGGGAGAGCGAGGCCCAGACCGACCTCGACGCGCCGCTGAAGGTGCAGAACACCCGCAACGTCGTGGGCTCGTTCTACGAGGCGATGGCCGCTCACCTGTTCGACGCCGTGCACTGGAGAGGCGGGGAGGTCTACCCCTACGAGGCAGACCGAGGCGTGGCCCTCAACTCCGAGGAACCGCCATGCCTCATCCCCGACCTCGTCCAGCGCGAACGCTCCACCTTCATCGAGGTGAAGGGCGGCAACCCCCGCAGCCAGTACAAGATCTACCGCTGGCAGGCAGAGCTGTACGACGCGATCCGCAGGCATGCCACCCGACCGATGTACCGGCCCCGGGTGGAGTACGCCATCTTCATGCACAACCTGCTCCGGATGACCAAGCGGCAGAAGACGCCCAGGAAGCTCATCTCCGCGCTGGCCCAGAGCACCGAGTGCTGCGTGCTCCTGGACCTCGACGTAGTGCTGTGCTTCGAGAGGTGGTGCGGGACCGCCGAGTACCTCAACCCGGAGAGCAGGCTGGGCTACCCGGCCTTCTACACGTTCTCCCCCAGGCACCTGAAGCAGCTCCTGAAGGAACCGCGCCGGGTCCTACAACAGCTGGAGTTGGAGGACTGCGAGGTCGATGGTCAGCACATCGGCCGACAGTTCAACATGCGGAGGTTCACCGCAGGGGTCGGTCCGAACGGGCCGCTGTTCCACCGCGTGATGGTGGGCGACACCTCCCTGGCCCCGTTCCCCGTCCTGACCATCCGGCGCAAGCGGAAGCAGCGGCCGCCCTATCTGGGGCCGGTCGAGCCCTTCCGGCAGGAGCTGCTGATCCCCCCACCCCCAGACCCCCTGTCCGAGCTGGCCGGGGACGACGAGGACATTCCATTCTGAGGAGACGATGACGAAACGAGAACTGGTAGACGCAGTCGTCAGGCGCTGTCGCCGAGGTGGGGTACAACTGCCTCGTGCCGTCGCCAAGCCCATCATCGACATGGCCCTCTCCGTCATCGCGGAGGTGGTCTGCACAGGCGAGTCGGTCGAGCTGGCCGGCTTCGGCAAGTTCACCGTCACCACCCGCAAGGCCAAGAAGGGCTACGACTTCAAGACCGGCGAGACCATCGACCTGCCTCCCAAGGAGGTCGTGGTGTTCACCCCGTACCGGGGGTTCCATGCCACGCGTGACGAAGGCTAGCCTCGAGCGCTGGGCGGTGGGCTGGGTCCTCCGCCACATCGAGGGCGCTACCGTGGCGGTGCGCGTCGGGGAGGTGTATGCCTACCCGGGCTTCCGCACCCCGTGGGAAGCGTTCAAGGACGCTGCGGGCACCGGAGGCTGTGCTCTCGACGGCTACATCGCCAGGCACGGCCCTCACGGCATCAAGGCGTCCGCGGGAGGAGTGGACGTCGACATCTCCTGGAGGAGGGCCGCAGGCATCGCACTCCGGGAGGGACTCATCCTGCAGGCCATCGCGGAGACGTACCCGAACCGGCGCTTCGTCTTCGCGAAGAACCCAGAGGCACACGGGCGCTTGGTCAAGGCGCGCCGTGCCTCGCCCGAGCCGGACAACAATGTGGACCTCAGCGAGGTACCACTGTGGGAGGACCCCGATGGACAAGTACAGCGTCGTGACGGACGACGAACTCACGAAGGAAGGGCAGGAGGGCGCAGCGAAGTGCCCGTCGTGCGGGAGTGACCAGGTGGACTACACCGGCAACGTCCCCGTCTGCCCCAACTGCGGCACCGAGCCGTGGGAGCGCAAGCCCGAGGAGGACAAGCGTGGCTGACAAGGAGCTCACCCGCCAGGAGCAGCTCGACGCTCTCGCCGAGCAGATCACCAAGGGGTCGCGCGGCCGGGCGCGCCTGTGTCGCGCGAGCGACATCACGCTCCCCTACTACTACCTGCGCCGGCCCTCCGGCCTCATCGACCTCGACATCGCCACGGGTGGGGGGCTCCCCGCCGGCGGCCTGGTGGAGCTCATCGGACCCGAGGGGTCCTGCAAGTCCTGGCTGCTCAACCAGTACCTCAAGCGCCAGCAGGAGCTCTTCGACAAGGACTTCGCCGGCGCGGTGGCCATGACGGAGATGCACTACGACAAGCTCTTCGGCAAGATGCACGGCCTCCGCGTCGCGTACAGCGAGGAGGAGATCCAGCGGATGGAGGCGGTCGAGGACCGGCCGTTCTCCCCCGAGGAGCTGGCCGACCTGCGGGATGAGGTGGGGACCTTCCACACGGTCTTCGCCGACAGCGCCGAGTCGCTGTACGACGCCATCCTCGACATGCTCCTGCCCGACCTCTACCACGTCCTCGGCATCGACTCCTGGGGCTCCCTGATGACCTCGGCCGAGGCCAAGAAGGGGATGAAGGACAAGACCCGCGGCGGGTCCGCCAAGGTCAACGCCGAGTTCATCCGCCGGTACACGGCCATCATGATGGGCGTGGGCGGGGGAACCCCCGTCTCGACCACGGTCATCGGCATCAACCAGATGCGCGACTCGATGGACCCCAAGAAGCTCTACGAGATCCAGGGAGGCTGGGCGCTCAAGCACGGCAAGTTCGTCAGCATCATGCTGCGGCCGGGCAAGCGGCTGTTCCAGAACCCCAAGGGCGTGGTCACTGAGGGCAAGCCCGAGGGCGCGTCCAAGCTGACCAAGGTCGGCAAGGTCATCAACTGGGAGATCCTCAAGGGCAAGGCCGGCTGTCACGACGGACCGACGGGCAGCTTCCGGTACTTCTACTCCACCGGCGCCGACCTCGAGCGCGCCCTCATCATCGCCGCGCAGAAGTGCGGCGTGGTCGAGACCAAGGGCTCCTGGTCCTCCTTCAACGGCAAGAAGAAGCAGGGCATCGACAAGTGGGTCGAGGCTGCCAGGACGGACCTCGATCTCCGGACCCAGATCGAGACCGCGGTACTGAAGGAACATGGGATTCAGCCCAACTACTGCTGACTGCCGGCACTGCGGGGGCAACTCGTGGCAGCTGGTCACCAACCGGGCTCGGTGCAGGGTCTGCGGGGTCATCATCCCGCGACACTCCATCGAGCTGCCACCCACACGGGAGCAGAGGCAGGCCGCCTACCAGAGGCGCAACATCCGCCGCGACAGCGACGAGACCGAGACCGAGCACGCCAAGCGGCTCGGCGGCCGCAAGACCCGCGGCTCCGGCTGTGGCCCCTTCGACAAGGCCGACGTGGACTTCGTCGAGGAGCTCCACGAGCTGAAGGAGACGCGGGCCAAGAGCATCGCACTCACCCTGGCAGACTGGGTGAAGATTCGAGCGCAGGCGCTCGCACGCGGGAAGGTCCCCGTGATGGCGCTCACGTTCATCCACGGACGAAGTAGAACCCGCCTGGTGGTCATGGACATCGACGACTACCAGGCGCTGAAGGAGGCAGCACGTGCAACTGAAGACTCACGCTGACCTGGCGAGGTACTCGCCCCAGGAGGTGGAGGCGTTCGTCAACTCCATCTCCCCGCTCACCGAGCTCAAGGCGTTCCTCAAGGAGCGCAACGAGCCCCTGGTCGACCTCGCGTACCAGGAGGTCCAGATCGCCCGGGCCAAGCGCCGCAGCCAGGACACCCCCAAGCTCAGGGAGACCTACCGCATCGAGCCCTCGTCCATCGACGGCTGCGTCCGCAAGCTCTGGTATCAGCTCCAGGGCTCCCCGAAGAAGGACTACGTCGACGACCGGCTCCGGCTCATCTTCGACACCGGCCACGCCGTGCACGAGCAGCTGCAGAGCTACTTCGAGGCGATGTGGGGCTGGATCGACCACCCCGACGACGCCGACGAGACCACCGACGCCTTCACCGACGAGGCCAGCGTCATGATCGAGGACAGGTTCATCTCCGGGAGCACGGACGGCGTCCGCATCACCCCGGCCTACCGCTACGCCCTCGAGCTCAAGACCATCAACCACGACGCCTTCGGCAAGCTGACCAAGCCCCTGCCCGGGCACCCCAAGCAGTTCCACTGCTACATGAAGGGCCTGGACGTCCCGTTCGGGTACATCCTCTACTACGACAAGAACAACTCCGCGATGCAGGAGTTCGCCGTGCCCTTCTCCCAGCCGCTGTGGTCGAGCATCGTGGCGAAGACCGACCCCGTACTGGACGCCGACGACGACGGGCCGGACCCGGACGTCAAGCGCTGGGCCTGCAAGCAGTGCAACTACAAGGCCATCTGCGAGAAGAGGATGGGCTGATGAGCAAGGCACTGTCGATGTCACGCGACGTGGAGGAGGCTCTCGACCACGCCAAGGTCATGGACCAGGTGATGGCCAACCTCAAGAAGCGAGGGATCGTCCTCCCGACCGCGCCCGAGTGGGGCGGCGAGCTGTACGCTGGGCAGCTCCCGCCGAACAGCTCCAGCATGTCCGACCGGGACATCGGCGAGCTGCTCACCATCACCAACCAGTGGAAGAACTTCCTGCGGGGCCAGCTGTCCTTCTACGAGGGCTGCCGGGACGAGGCCAAGAAGATGGTGCGCGTCCAGCTGGCCTACCTGCGCAAGCAGCACGCCGACACGGCCAAGACCACCGAGAAGAAGTGGGTGCTCGACGATGTGCTGGAGCGGGACGCCCGCGTCCAGGACATCACCCGGGAGCACCTGTACTTCGCCAACCTGGTCCGCATCATCAGCGCCGCCTACGACGCCGCGGAGTCGGACTTCAACACCATCAGCCGGACCATCACCCACCGCGGGCAGGCCCGGTCTGGGGCGCAGCGAGAGCGGTCCCAGTCCCACCGACGGGCCTCCCTGTGACCCAGCCGTCCATCCTCGTGGGGTACGACGAGCTGCCGCCCTCGGCGAACAACGCGTTCTACAACGCGCCGGGTGGCGGTCGTCGGCTCACAACGGCGGCCAAGAACTGGAAGGCGCGCTTCTCCGCGCACCTGGCTCAGCAGCACCTGTTCACCATCCAGGAGATGAGGAACGCCGTCGCGGAGGGGGCAGTCCTCTCCGTGGAGATCACCCTGCGGTTCCCCCTCAAGGAGGTGTGCGTGCTGGGGTGGCCCAAGCGGTACAAGAAGGACACCTGGGTCGGGAAGAGGGGCACGAAGAGCCGGAGGCTGAAGCGCGCCGGTGAGCGCAAGGCAGAGTCCCGCTACCAGAGGATGGACATCTCCAACAGGTACAAGCTGGTCGAGGACGCGGTGGCTGACACCCTGGGCGTGGACGACCGCTTCAACTTCGTGGTCTCCGGGAAGAAGCTCGTCGACGACGAGAACCCGGGGCTGTCCGTGCTCCTCGTCCTCGACGACCCCCGCGCCTTCGGCGTCCCCGAGGAGTTCCTCGGTGCGGAATGAGCGGCATCGTCTTCTGTCCCGGCCCAGACCCCGCAAGGCGGAGTCCGCATCAGGTCTCGCGCATCAAGTGCTTGCTCATGCCCTTCGACCACTGCGTGGACTGCCCGAACCACTCGTTCCAGGTCCTGCTCCCGGACCTGCGCCGGCTCATCCCGTGCCCTCTCGGGAAGCTCGCGGCCGAGGCCCGGAGCACCGACCTGGTCTACCGGCTCAAGAGCACGAACCCTGTGCTCGCTCGCGACGTCATCCATGCGATGAAGCACGGCCTCGACGACACCGAGGTCGACATCCAGCTCTGCAAACTGAAACCGCTGTTCTACACCTGCACCAGCTGCCAGGGGAGAGACACCTATGACCCAAGACACTGAGACCTCCGACTTCCTCGAGGAGCTCAACATCAGCGAGCTGGTCAAGCTCGCCGAGGAGCAGGGTCTCGGGCACCTGAGCCCTGCCCTCTCCCGGTCGCGCCTCAAGCGCATCGTCGCTGGAGAGATCGAGCCCGAGCCCACCGACATGTGCCCCAGCATCCCCAACCGCGAGAAGCTCAGCGCCTTCGTGGAGCGCCACGCCGACATCGTCCGGAGCCAGCTCCCGCTGTGCGGCGGGTACTGCATGACGCACGGCTGCCCCGTGGGGATCGCCCTGAACTGCTTCGACGAGAACCGGAAGCATGTACAGTAGAGACGATCTTCAACGGGTCACTTGCCTGGACTGCGCCCGTCTGGGAGGATGCTCGGAGGCATACCGCCTGGCCAAGAACCAGGGACCTCAAGCGCTCCTCGACTACATCTGTCATCAACGCTGGAAGCCATGCAGCCCAGCCGCTACGGCTGCACGATGGGACACACTGGAGAGCCTCGGGCTGCTGGCTCTCCGGGGAATGATTGAGTCGCAAACCAACACGGAGGACAACGTGACGCGACCGGAACGCGAACAGGAACTGCAGGCCCTCAACCGGATGGACCTGCGCAAGGCCGCCATGCAGGCGGGCTACCCCCACAAGGAGTCGCTCAAGGCCAAGTCCGAGGCGATGATCACCTTCATCCTGGAGAAGGAGTTCCCGGCTGACGAGAAGCCGCCGCCCAAGAAGACCACCACCAAGAAGAAGACCACCAAGAAGAAGGCCGCGGCCAAGCCGGCGCCGGCCCCCGAGCCCCCCGCGGGCGACCCCCTCGCCGCGCTCGGCGAGGTCCTCGACTCCCACGCCGCCACCCTGGACAGCCTCGTCGCGAACCAGGAGACCATCATCGCCAACCAGCTCAAGCTCGGCGCCCTGCTCCAGAACCTGGGGTACGGCATCATGGAGCCCGAGGACTGGGACGCGCTGGTCGCCGACGCGTTCCCGGAGCTCGCTGACTCGGGGGAAGGCGAGTAGACCCGAGCGAGTACCTCGCGGTGACGGCTGACGAGCTGCGCAAGATGCTCGACGACCCAGACAAGCTCTACAGGTTCGCCCGCAAGCTCGGGCTGACCGTGGGCGACGGGGACTCCCCGCAGAAGGTCGTGTCGAAGCTGCTGCAGCTGGCCGTCCGGGTCGACAACATCCCCAACTACAACGCTCTCTGAGCGCCTGGCCCGGCCCCCTCCTTCGGGAGGGGGTCGCGGTCCATCCCTCTCGATTAGCCCCAGACTGGTGTGGCCTTGGGGTTGCGCGCCCACTGCATGAACAGGTCGCGTGGGACGGAGAACTCCCCTGGGTTCAGTGCCATGTCGTCAGACACGGCGGCGACGGACTTCGGGAGGTCCACGGTCAGCTTGGTTGGGGTACTTCCCCCCTTCGCCGCACGTGCAGCGTACTCCGCCGTGCGTGGCGTACCCTGCGGCGCCATCCACAATGCCCTCCCACCCTGGCCTGTAGAGCTGGGTCCGTACTTCAGGATGTTCGGGACGTG